GTTAGTTCCCTACGCAGTTGTACCAAGAAGCCTTCTTGATCTGATAGATAGAAGTCTGTCTTAGCTTGACGAGCTTGATTGACACTGGGGTAGACACCACCGAGACCAGACTCTTTAAGACAATCATCCATACAACCAGCAGCCTTAGCACCAGCACAGATAGCATCATCAGGGTGCATTGATAGACCTGCAAAGTGTAGATCAATCTCTTTCTTATTGGTCTTGTTGAGTTTGGTGTTACCACCACTTCTATCTAATAGTTTCATGGTTAATCCTTAGTTATTTTAATATTAAGAAGAAGGTAATTAACAGTACACTGAAGAACAATATGTCTGCATCCATCACTTAATATCCTGACTGTTTAAGTATTCAGCGACTTTCTCTGCTATCTCTAGCGTTGATACATGAGCAACATTTAAGACATTAACAAAAGAAGTAGCGACTATATTAGAGTCCCACCTTTTTAAGTAATGGCTATAAATAACTCCATATTTTGATTGGCATAAGTTTTCCCAATCAGGCACAAAATCAGGATCAAAGTTAAGACACGCTTGGATTACTAGGTTATACCTGCGCTGTAATACACTTGCTTTGCGTGCTAGGGCTTCAGTCTCGTAGACGTTATGATGGCTTACCGCTGCCCTGTTATTGGGGTTGAGACTCCTTACACCACCAGTCCAATCAACCATCCAGAAAGTGCCGCCCACGGCAGGCTCCCAAACACCCTCTGGCCGTTGTTTTAAACGCTCAATCTCTGCGCCCAGCTCTTTATACTTCTGCTCTAAGTCTTGTATGTCCATCAGTCTTCTCCTGAGTAATACCACCCACTAGCCATTCTCTTCTACTTCACCACCACAGAGGTTGCAACTGTATTCATAGGAGTACATAGGTACTGACTGATCTCCATGAGGGACATGATCAACAGTCTCTAGCGTATTCACTTGCTCGTTCTTAATAGGCCCACATCTATCGCAGGTGTAGTCTGAGTAGTCGTAGTTGCTATAGGCCATAATCATCAATGTCCTGTTGCAATTGTTCCACCAACATTGCCAGCGATAGGACTTCCTATACTGCCCCAGACACTGCCTTTAACGTCACCTTTAACATCACCATCAACATAGCCATAGACATCACCTACAACATCACCGCAAACATCGCCTTTAACAGCACCACGAACATTGCCATAAACAGTGCCACGAACATTGCCATAAACACTGCCTTTAACATCACCATCTACATCTCCACCAACATAGCTTTCAACATCACAACCTACATAGCCTTTAACATTGCCTTCAACATTACCTCTAACATCTCCAAAAACGCTTCCTTTAACATCACCAGCAACATAGCCATAGACATCACCTTCAACATCACCGCACACAGCACCTTTAACAGCACCACCTACATCACCATCAACATAGCCTAGGACATCTCCAAAAACACTTCCTTTAACATCACCATCAACATTCCCACCAACATAGCTTTGAACATCACCAGCAACATAGCCTTTAACATTGCCTTCAACGTTACCACGAACATTGCCATAAACACTGCCACAGACATGGCCATCAACATCACCATAGACATGGCCTTCAACATCGCAGCTAACTTCTTTTAGTATGTAGTGACCGTTCCTATCTTTATCTAGTGTTAGATTCTCTCTTACAAAATCTAGTATTTCTTTATCTGTTAAACTATTCATCTATTCCTCATCCTCTGTAAATGTGTATACATTAGGCATCTTCTAGTACCTCTCCAGTCTCTACGAAGTTATCTATAGTTTCAGCTAACTCAGGGAAATGGATGTAGTCCACTGAGTATACTTCATTACTTTGCTGATCTAAGAAGGTTACAGTGTATGTGTCATTGTAATGTAGCATGACCTCTACGGTACCCTTGTGTTTGAAACCAGAGACATGGAACTCTAGACCACCCCAGTAGTCGTTGTAACCCTCCACTACTGATGCATGATCATAGGCCCAACACATCATCATGTGTGCACCAGACGTACCCTTACTGTCTCTACCAGACTTTATCTGTGACTGGATGGTTGTTGCTACCTGTAATGGCTTAGGCATGATAAGTGACCTCTAGTAGGTTAGGGAGAACATTGGATTGAAAGTACACCTTAGGCATACAGTACTCTATATGATTGTTAGAGTACCCTTGGAGATCAACACCAATAGCTACTCCCCTATAGACAGGGTTGATAGGTCTATCTAGTGTTAGTTCTACAAGTACTCTGTTAGGATTCATATAGCGACTAGCTACTGATGCACTATCAGCCCAGTAGGTACTACCTTGAGAACCAGTGTAGTCTACCTCTTCCATGAAGGTCTTCTGGAACTCTGTGAGAGCCATAGCTCTATAATATACATACATACAACTACCTCTCTTAGATACTATACATATAGGGGTATTCCCGGGGGCTTCCCCCATTAGGGACTAGCGACAACTCTCGCTAGGAATACAGTGTGGGTCTTGTCGGTAACCCAAGAAGCTACGGAGTACCCAAGCGTGATGCCTGAGTACTCCGAGTGTTCTTGAGTGACTAGAAGAGGTCACCGGATGTTACAGAGTCCGATGCCACTGGTGAAGCTGCTGGTGTTTCTGACTCGATAGCTACGAAGTCATCAGATGAACCACCTGCGTATTCGATCAGGTTAGTGATCTGTACAGCTGTGAGTGAGCAACCAGTGCCCTTGCGACCAGCAACATCGTAGGCGTATTGGTACACCTTGACGTTACCGATAGAGCCATTACCAATCATCACACCCTCTGGAAGAGGCTGGAGATCAGCTGTAACAACCTTAGGCTTACCGTTGTCCTCACCGTTAGCCTTACGAGCTTTACGCTTGAGACCTACTGAGAACATACCGTCCTTCTCTTTGACATTGAGGAAGTTAGCAGTCCATTCTTTAGCTACATCCTTGCTGTCCGTGGCAATCTGTAGCTCGTACTGCTCAGTGCCGAAGGGAGTTACTGGTTTATCTAAACGTGCCCAGTTAAGCTGAGCGTTACGGATGATGTAGTTACGTGGAGCTTCAATGATAGCAGTCATAATGTTTAACCTTATGTTAAATTAAGAGATTAGATGATACAGGATTGTACCTATCTACAAAAGAGACACACGCAGTGTGGCTCCCAAGGTGTTACTTGAATGTCCTACGTGTGGCACCACGAGGACGATTACGGTACTGCCGTGCCTTGTTCCAGTTGTGTAAGCCATCTGCTACTAGAGATGCAGTGAATCCTAAGGATACTAGGATGGTAACAGTGGTGAACGATAGTGCTAATAAAGTAATAGAATCCATGAGGATACTCCTATTGAATTAAAAAGGATGATGCCCGAAGGCACCACCAAAGGGGAACTGTGTTAGCGTTTCAGCCAACGGTGTGACACTAACGACAGGCGGTGACCCTTGAGTGTTACCAAGGTGAGCTTACCGCAAGGTAAGATGGACACTGCCGCCTTGTAAGGCATAACAGTGAGCTTCTTACGTGAAACCACTAACTTCTTGTTGTGGCTAGGGTTAATGATGGTAACCATAGCATTGGCTCCACCAGTTGATTTAACTGCCATGAAAGCAGTCCCAGCATAAGACACGTATGTGCCTAGTTTTAAAGCAGCCATGAGCCACCTCCAAAAGGGTTAGTGCTGTCGGGATTGACACCACTGATTAAAGTAAGCATGGGCATTACACCCATGGCCCCGGTGTTAACCGGCAGGACTTCGTACTTACAGGGGAAGCTAACTCCCCGACTTGGCTCAATGGCCAAGGTTTATATGCAACCGAGCTTATCCGGTTACCCAGTGGTCAGCTGGTGGTGTTCGGATGTAGCTGACTAGGCTACAAACAATCTACCAAAGAGACACACAAAGTGTGGCTCACGATGTCTACTACAGAGTACCATGTCTTCACTCTCAGGTTCCCACAGAACTCCACAGTACCCCACTGTAACTCCCGTAAACTCCACTGCTACCAAGCCCCTCGTTAGTCCCTATAGGAGAATGCACGATTACCCTATAGGATTACCCTAGTGTGTGCCTAGAATCCCTCACAGGACTCTCTACGTAGCTCCATGCGCTGATAAAGAGGCGATACTTGTATCGACTATCAGAGCATCCCCAGCGCAAGCGACTGCCCCTCGGAACCCTCACAGAGCACCGAGAGAGAACTTGGGGGGTACCCAAAGTAACCAAGGGTACCTCAATACCCCTGACTTATAGACACACGCTCTGGGGCTAAGTCTTGCAATTGGTTGCACTCATAAGTAGGGGGGGTACCCAAAAGCTCTCACAGAACCCTACAAACCCCCACAGCACCACAAATATACCATGTAGCGCCCAGTCACCGAGGACTATAGCAATGGATAAGACAGAATTAATAAAGCTTGTGAAGGAGAAGGAGAAGAGGAACCTACTAGAGGAGTACTCTCAGGACTTCACACGCTTCGCACAGGAACAGATAAGGATTGTGACTAAGGACTCTAGCAAGGGTTTTGTACCCTTCGAGTTAAACCAAGCACAGACCCTTATAACAGAACAATTAACAAAGCAGTTGGAAGAGACTGGTCGTGTTAGGGCTATCATCCTTAAGGCAAGACAGCAGGGTATCTCTACGTACTGTGTAGGTAGGGTGTACTGGAAGTCATACTTCTCTCCTCATTCGAGGTCAGTTGTAATGGCACATGATAGTGCTACTTCAGATGCTCTATTCAGTATGTCAAAGAACCTTATTAGGAATATGCCTAAAGAACTAGCACCCAAGGAGGAGCGTAGTAATGCCAAGGAAGTCATCATCAGCTCACCTTACTTCAAGGATAAAGAAGCTAAGGCTAGCTACCGTCTTTATACTGCTGGTGCACCTGAGGCTGGTCGAGGTACTACTCCAACAATCGCACACCTATCCGAGGTTGCCTTCTGGAACCACGATGAGAAGATACTTGCAGGTTTGTTCCAAGGTATCCCACAGACCGATGGTACCGAGGTAATCCTAGAGTCTACCGCTAATGGTGCTCAAGGAGAGTTCTATAGATTATGGAAGGGAGCTGTTGCTGGGGAGAATGAATACTTACCTATCTTCCTCCCATGGTTTCTTACGGATGAATACCGTAGACCACACCCGGAGGGGATGGAATTAACAGTAGAGGAAGAGAAGCTTGTCGAAAGGTTTGACCTAGACAATGACCAGCTCTACTGGAGAAGGCTGAAGATAGCTGAGGGGGGTGAACATAAGTTCCGACAGGAATACCCTACTACAGCTGAGGAAGCATTTCTAGTCTCAGGATCTAATGTCTTTGACATAGAGAAGCTGGAGCAGCTGGTACCAGAGACCCCGGAAAGCCACAGAGCGTGGGATGCTAACAGTAAGCAGTTTGAAGATAACCGTGAAGGCAAGCTACAGATCTTTAGCTACCCTAAGTGGGAAGACAACTATGTTATTGCTGCTGATGTGGCACTAGGTGTTGGTCAGGATTACTCCACTGCTGTTGTCTTAAACAAAGATTATAAAGTGATGGCATTGTACAGGGACAATAGGATAGACCCTAGTCTCTTCGGGGAACTACTGTTCTACCTAGGTCGCTATTACAACAACTCACTCCTATGCCCAGAGTCTAACTCCATGGGTATTGCAACAATACAAAAGCTTGAATCAATGAACTATGTCAACCTCTATAAGCAGGTTAAGAAGGCTAATGTCAACCATGAGTCTTCTGCTCGTATAGGCTTCAGGACTACCTCAGCTTCTAAGCCAGCTATCATCGGTAACTTGAAGTCTCTCATAGAGAACGAGGAGGTCAATGTACCTTCTAACATTATGATTCAGGAACTAAAAGATTACATCTCCACGGACACAGGGAAGACTGAAGCAGCAGCTGGCTGTAATGATGACACGGTAATGGCATTAGCCATAGCCTGTGAAGTCTTACGTACCCACTGGGATAAGCTTCAGAGTAACAACGTACCGTGGTCAACCAGAGTCTCTCAGTACAACGAGGATGAGACTGCATGGCTGTAAAAGAATTCCATTAGTCCTCACCCAGTCTGGTATCGCTGGGGGAATAAACGATACCTTTTATTAACGAAGACCGTACCTGCAAAGTCACAAGTACAGTGACAGGACATGTAGCAATAGTCTTCCTTATAACGATTGATAGATTGACCCTTGGAGGGAACTATGCGATTTAATGAAGAAGCACCTAAGCAGAAGCAAGTGAAGAAAGAGGCTAGTAAGAAGCCTAGAGAGATGACCAAAGCTGGCTCGTACTCTAGTAAAGAGCTAGAGAAGTCCAAAACAATCCCTTGGAGGCAGTGATGAGTCACGGATATAAAGAGAAAGTAACGGATGAACAGCTATCTAATCTAGTTGAACAGGGTATTGCTAACAGTGTAGGCGATTGGTTGAACTCCTCAGACCTCTCTAAAGAGCGTGAGAAGAGCACCTATGAATACGCTGGCCTACCCCTAGGTCACTTGAAGCCACAAGGTGTAAGCACCATTGTTGATACGTCTACAACTGAAACTGTTGAAGCGTACACAGCTGTCCTATGTGACCTATTCCTAAACAATGGTAAGCTTGCTAAGTTCACCCCCTATGCAGCCTCCCCCGGTGCACACAAACAAGCCCATGATGCCTCATTGGTAACTAACTACTGCTTGTTTAAACAGAATAACGGATGGGAGTTGATCCAAACATGGATTAAGTCTTCCCTCCTTTGGAAGAATGGTATCATTCGATGGGATTATGTAGAGGATTACTACACAACCTTTGAAGAATACGAAGTAATATCACAGGCTAAGCTCGATGAGCTGCTGTCTGATGAATCTGTAGAGATCGTAGGTGATCTTGAGTTTGAGAATGAGGTAGATGCTACAGGTGATGCTGAACTTGTCTACGTAAATGTACGCATTAAGCGCACCATAGACCGTTCTAAGGTACGATTAGAGAATATCCCCCCGGAGAACTTCCGTATTTCCCGTGATGCTACCTCTATTGACGATGCTAACTTCGTTGGTATCCAGACAGACATGACACGCAGTGAGATACGCAAGTATTGGCCCGACATTGCTGAGAGTATCAGTGATGATGAGTGGGATGAGCTAGGTGGCATGGCATGGTCGGGTAATACCCGGTACAGTCAGGACGTTGCTGCCCGTAAACAGACAGTTGGTATGTCTTATTGGCAGGGTGCTAGTGATAGTATGCCCGTAGAAGCTAACCGTGAGCTGTCTGTAACCGAATGCTGGATGAATGTTGACCGTGATGGTGATGGTATTGCTGAACTTAAGCGATTCATTATGATTGGTGGCAAGGTATTCCATGAAGAAGACTGTGATCTTATTCAGGTAGCCTCATTGTCCCCTATAGACATCCCTTACGAGTTCTATGGTCTATCTATAGCTGACCTTACCCGTTCGTCTACACTGGCTGCTACGGCTATTCTAAGGGGCTTCGTGGAGAACACGTACCTCACTAACTATAGTCCTAAGCTAGCTGATCCAAACGTGGTAGATTTCTCTGCATTGCAGAACATGAAGCCTAAGCAGATCATCCCCACTAACGGATCACCACAAGGTGCTGTTGCTGCCCTACCTCCTGAGACTATCTCGACTGGTACTGTGCCGTTACTGCAACACCTACAGATTATTAAAGAACAAGCGACAGGTATGTCTAAGGCTGCTCAAGGCCTTAACGATACACTGTATGTCTCTGGTAATAGTGAAGGAAAGATGGCTGCTGTGCAGTCTGCTTCCCAGAAACGTATCCAACACATCGCCCGTAGGTTTGCTGAGACAGGTCTTAAGCGTCTATGTGAGGGTGTGTACTCAGCTATCCGTAAGCAAACCAAGCAGATGAACGTCTGTGTTGGTGGCATGACAGAGGTTGTGGATTGTGCTAGCCTACCAGACCGTATGGAATGTGATGTCATCTTGGACATCGGTGAGAACAGTAATGCTAACCTGATCAACAAGCTAACAACAGTAGGTCAACAGATCTTACCTAGCTTGAACTCAGCTGGAGCTGGCAGTATCATTAAGCCAGAGTCACCTGCGGTACTTGCGACTAAGTTGTTAGAAGCAATGGGACTATCTAGTAATGACTTCTTAGAAGACTATACTACTGACGAGTTTAAAGAGAACGCTGCTAAGGCAGTCCAATCACAAACTGATAATGCCCAGAAGACACAGGGGCTTCAGAACAGAAAGGCTGCGGCTGATGTTGATCTATCAGAAGCTAATGTTCGTTACACTGATGCACAGAGTGCTAACACTGTACAAGACAACGCTAAGCAAATGGCAGTAGCCATTGATAAGCACTACCAAGAGTGGGCTGATCTAACGATCAAAGCACAGAAGGAAGGTGCTGTTATCCCTGAGCACCCAACGTATGCTCAGATACTAGCAATGGTCTCTGAGGCTATGGGTGGTGGGGCTGAGCAACCAATGGAAGAGCCTATGCCACAGGAACAAGCCCCACAAGGCCAGATGTCTGAACAAGACATGATGGCTATGATGGAAGGTCAATTACCAATCTAATAAGAGGAACAGGATGAATAAGTACAAGCAGACAGCCGAGAAGCGGTTGAAGAATGTACATCCAGATGTCCTAGCTAAACAAGCCCTAGTGAATGCCCAGTTCGCTTCAAGAGAGCGTGAAGAGTTTTTCACAGGGGCTTATGGGGAGTTGATGGTAGATTACTACCTTCAGTTCCTCAATACGGAACCCCATGAGAATAAGACCAGAGAGTTTATTTACTCCTGTGTCTTATCCTTGGGGGACGTTAAGTCCAAGCTAGCACAATACGAGATGTACGGAAAGAACATACCACACTTAGAAAGAGAGGTCGAGGACGATGGACAGTAGAGCGATTAATTATGAAACCCTGCTAGAGAATGTAGTAGGGATGATTGGGTTATTAGAATATGATTCAATGCGTAGTGCAGGTAAATGTAAGTTAAACTCAAACAACTTGGTGAGCCTATATGCTCTCAAGGATCGTTATGAAGCTAACCTAGTACCAGTAACTAAACCAACTACGCAAAAGGTAGCAGCTAAGAAAGCTGTTGCTAAATAGAAGAGGAATTAAATATGACAGACAACACTACTCTACCCACTATGGATGACAATGTGCAGATGTCCGATAACGGTCAGACCGAACAGAGCCTCCTAGATGCCGTGCTAAGTAACTCAGATTTCCTTGAGAACGAAGCTTCGCTACCTAATGAGGAAGTTCCAGAGGTTGACCCGGTGGAATCAGATGAAGTAGAAGACCCTGAAGAGTCTGATGAAACCGTTACTGAAGAGGGAGATGGAGAAGACGCAGAAGAAACAGAAGATGAGGATGATTCCGAAGAGGATTCTACCCAAGAGACTGATGTATTCACTGCTGACGATTTAGATCTGGACGCTAAAGTCCGTGTTAAGATTGATGGTGAAGAACTGGATGTATCCTTTGCGGATCTCCTGAAAGGCTATCAGACTGACAGCTCACTTAGTAAAAAGGGTCGTGAACTAGGCGAAGCTAAGAAAGCACTTGAAGACGAACGGGCACAAGCCCTCGCTGAAGTGCAAGAACTTGGTAACGCTTCTGCTGCAATTCTAGTAGGAACTGAACAAAACCTTGCTAAGGAATACCATGACATCGAGGCTAAGATTGATAAGGCTCGTGCTGATGGTGATACTTACGAGGTAAGCGAACTGAAGGATCAACGTGAACAAGTCCAGAAAAGATACTGGAATGCTCGCAAGCAGCGTGAAGGCTTACAAGAACAACTGAAAGTACAACAACAATCTGTTCAGGAACAACTCTGGGAAGAACAACTAACTTACTTTAATGATAACATTGAAGCACAGTTGCCCGGGTTTAATGCTGAGATAGCTGCTGAGATACGTAACTTTGCCGTAGGTGAGGGTGTATCTGAAGAGCTTGTAGATTCTATTGTTGATCCTAACATTGTTCGGCTATTGAATGATTACCGTGTGTTAAAGCAAGGTGTCACTAAAGGCCAAGCCAAACGTAAGGCTGCTCCTTCAAAGAAAGCAGTGCCTACCAAAAAGGCGAAGTCACCCAATCGTCAGAAGCAGGACGCATCCAAGATGACGAAGGCAAGAGCCTTCCGTGAAGATGCTTCCTCTGATGACCAGATGGCTTTTCTGCGGGATTATGCAGCAAACTCTCTGAAACTCTAATTAAATATAAGGAATACTATTATGGCTACAATTGGCGGTCGAGCTACCACAGGCCCAGCTGGAGGCGTTGCCTCTGGAACTAGTAACAGCAATGTTTCACAACGTGAAGATCTTGCTAACTTCATCTCCCTTATCACTCGTGATGAGACTCCTTTCCTGTCGTCTATCGGCAAGAGCAAAGCTACTGCAATCTACCACGAATGGCAGACTGACGAGCTAGCTGCACCCGGCAACTCTAAGCTGGTTGACGGTGCTGACTACGCACAGCCCGGTGCTTCTCAAACTGAAGGCGGTGCTGCGTTCAACCCTGTTGGCCCATCACGCACTCGCTTGGGTAACTACACTCAGATCAACGGTAAGACTATCGCTGTATCCGGCACCCGCCGTGCAGTAGATCAGGCTGGCGTTGCTGATGAGTACGCATACCAGTTAAAGAAGCGTGGTACTGAGCTTCGCCGTGACATCGAGCACGATCTGGTAAATGGCTATCAGGTTGCTAACGGCTCAGGTACTCGTACCATGGGTGGCTTCCAGTCATACGTAAATGACGAGAAGACTTGTACTTTTGCTTCTGGTACTGCTATTGGCGCTAACGCTGGTAAGGGCACTCACGCTCCTACTTTGCTTGCTGATGCTTCTCGTTCAGCACTGAGCCTGACTGACATTGATGGCACCATGCAGAAGATTTACGAGCAAGGCGGTAAGGCAACTAAGATCATGTTGTCTCCTAAGCTTCGCCGTGACTTCTCTGACCTGATGGTTGGTGACACTGGTGTTCAGCGTAACATTGATGCAGATGGCAAGTTACGTCAGTCTGTTGATATCTACATGTCTGACTTTGGTGATCTGATGGTAGTTCCAAACTACATCATGGGTCTCCAGACTGGCACTGTTGGTACTGCTAATGACTACTCTGATTCATGTGCACTTGTATATGATCCTCAGTGGTTTGCAGTTGCATCTCTGCGTCCTTTGGCCGAAGTAGATGTAGGTCAGAAAGGTGACTCTACTGTCGGTATGCTGGTAGAAGAGAACACGTTTGAAGTTAAGAACCCATTGGGTTGTGGTGCTATCTACGGTCTTAAGTAAGACTTTAGAGTAACATCTATGGGGGGAGTTGCTTTAGGGCTTCTCCCCCTTTTTTTTATTATTGCTTTAGGAGATAAGTAATTATGATGGTAATTAAAGGTACAATTGGAACAACAGCTAATGGCTTCACAGCTGGAACACAATACAACCTCCCTGCTGAGGACTGCGTGTGGGTAACCGCAGACGCAACAGGTGGTGGTTATGAACTAACATCAGGACGCTTCATTAAGGGTAGCATTGACTTTGTTATTGTTAACCCAGTGTTGGGTGTTATTGGTAAGACTGGTCGCTTTGTAGCGATAACTAATTAAGATATAAGAGGTGGGACTAATGGATTCTAAATACTATGGTATTAATACCGCAGGTGGAATGACAGGTGGTATTGATACAGACACAGGTGATTTCCAGATTCATCAAGACGCTGCACCTTTTATAGCGCAAGCTAAAGCTGATCGAGAAGGAACCCGTATAGGGCGTAAAGACATTGGGTACAAGAAGGCATGTACTATTCCTGATATCGTAGCTTTAGATATTTTAACTAAATACAAGATTGATGTACACGATGCAAACTTCATGCACGACCCTACCGCAGTTCGTAAGGTTATTGCAATAATGAAGTCAGAGTATCCAGCATTAATGTCATACTAGGAGGCAACTATGGCTGAGAGAATTGATAAGAGCAAGATGAAAACTAATACACCAAAGAGAACTCCTAGTCATCCAACTAAAAGCCATGTTGTCCTTGCGTCTAGTGGTGGCAAGCAAAAGCTAATACGGTTTGGAGAGCAAGGTGCCTCGACCGCAGGTAAGCCCAAATCAGGTGAGTCTGATAAGATGAAAGCTAAGCGTAAAAGCTTTAAAGCTCGTCACCAAAAGAACATAAGCAAAGGCCCAATGAGTGCAGCATATTGGGCTAATAAAGTTAAATGGTAACAGGAGAAGCCCAATGGCTACATATACAGATTTAGTAAGAATGGTACGAGATTGGGCTAACCGTGAAGACACGGTGCTTCCTGATTCTATTATACAATCAAGTTTAAGATATGCCGCAGATGAGTCATATCGCTACCTAGAGATCCCACCTTTGGAGTTCTCCCGGTACTATGTTATCCGAAAGGATACAGCCCTAACCTACTGCGTAAAAGCATCTGAAGGTGTTTACACAGTAGCTGTTAGTAACAATATTAAAGATGCTAAGTTTGATAGCAATGATACTAATCCTGATGTTGCAAACGCTAGTTTTGCAGTCCCCCATGATACAATCTCTTTCATTGTATTGAGATCTATGGGAACTATTAATAGACCAGAGATAGGTTCTACTGTTGGTGGTGTAACGGTTACTGACGTTAACCAAAACAACTACGCAATCATACTGGCATCTGACACACCTAGTGTTCAGAACCACAGTGCTTATCAAGACACTGTATACAATGAAACTGTAGACACTAAGACTTTCTATGACTATAACGATAACACGCACAACAGTGGATACTTTACTCGTAAGGGATCAAACATTATAGTTGCTGGTCAACTAGTTAAAGAAGGCGATACAATTGAGTTGTTCTACTATCGTAGACTCGCTGCCCTAGATGCACGTAAGACCATACCCGCTACGGTTACACTTGCTGAGGCTCAAGCTGACAGTAACACCTATGAGGTGAAGACTGAGGTTGAGTATGAAGCACTTACAGTTTTGGAAAAGAGAACCTATCAAGAGATTGAAGGTGAGTATGTCAGGTATGTCGCAGAGATTGGCAATTGGTTGAAAGATCAAAATGAGCGTGTACTACTGTTTGGTGCTTTGCATCGTTGCTTCGATTACTTACAAGAAGATCAACAATCAGAGAAATATAAAGCTCGCTTTGCAGAAGCTGTACAAGAGTTAAACAACGAAGAGAAGAAACGTAAACTCTCCGCTGGTCAAGCTCATGTTAGTTTTGATGCAAGGGGATTAATCTAAGGAGGCAGTATGTCAGATATAACAGATGATAGCGCCCTTGGTGGATCTTTTGGAGGTTCCGGGGATGATCAAGTTCAAGTCATACCCACAAACCCTGTAGGGCCAGATCCTACAACGAACCTAGTAATTACAGATGATTCGTCATTAGGTGGATCTTTTGGAGAGAACGGCTCACCTGAAGCAATCACCGCTAACAATGCAGCCGTGGCTGCTGCTAATGCAGCTCAAGCCTCTCAAGTAGCTGCTCTTAACTCAGAGAATGCTGCGGCCACTAGTGCAACCAATGCGGCTACTAGTGCAACTGAGGCTGCTACAAGCGCCACTGAGTCTGCCACAAGCGCCACTGAATCTGCTGCAAGCGCAACTGCTGCTGCTACAAGTGCTCTTGAGTCTTTAGACGCTAGTGCCCTTGCAAGCCAAAGTAAGTTTGAAGCAGAGACTCATGCCGTTGCTGCTTATAATAGCGAGTTAAGTGCTCTAGCTAGTGAAGCTGCGGCAGCGATAAGTGCTTCAAGTGCTGCCTCATCCGACATAAGTGCTACATCTGCATCTGTTTCTGCTCAGCAATACTCTTTAACTGCTGTTACTGGTGCTGACAACAGTGCTGCTAGTGCCAGTGCAGCGGCTTCAAGTGCTGGGTCGGCAGCTACTAGTTCCGGGGAAGCCAGCTTAAGTGCTGCCTCCGCAGCTTCAAGTGCAACAAGCGCAGCAAGCAGCTCAACATCATCTGCTCAAAGCGCCACTGAAGCCGCCACTAGTGAAGTTAACGCTGCTACAAGTGAAGCCAACGCTAGTCTTTCAGCAGGACAAGCTGTTGCAGCATCAACCAGTTCTCTTAACAGTGCAGAGGCTTCAAGCGCAAGTGCGAGTGCTTCAGCGGCATCTAGTGTAGAAGCAGCAACATCTGCTACTTCTGCCTTAGCCAGTGAAGTTGCAAGTGCAAGCTCTGCTACAACAGCCTTAGCTAGTCAACAAGCTGCTGCTTTAAGTGCTACAGAGGCTGCTGCTAGTGAAGCTGGTGTAGCTCTGGATGCTAGTATTGCAACGTCAGCTGCCCTTGCTGCTGCTACAAGCGAGACTAACGCTGGTATCAGTGAGACCAATGCTGCAAACAGTGAAGCTAATGCTGCGTCAAGCTCTGTAAGTTCAGCCTCTAGTGCAGCAAGCTCTCAACTAAGCGCAAATGCTGCTACTGTAAGTGAAGCTAATGCTGCATCAAGTGCTGTTGAAGCTAGTGCGTCTGAGATAGCCGCAGCGGACAGTGCCGCAGTAGCAGATGCTGCTGAGGTTAGCGCCTTAGCATCTAAAGACGCTGCTGCTGCTAGTGCAACATCTGCAACTAGTAGTGCTAATGCTGCTGCTGCAAGTGCTGTTGCTGCTGATCAAAGCGACACTAATGCTGAAGGTCACATGAATGATGCTTTGACTTACGCAAACACTGCAAGCACTGCTGCAACTAATGCTGCTGCAAGTGCTACAAGTGCTTCTAACAGTGCCACCTCAGCTGCATCAAGCGAGACTGCATCAGCTGCTAGCGCATCCGCTGCTTCAACGTCAGCATCTGCGGCTCAAGCTGCACTTGTTGCCTTTGAGCAAGATTACCTAGGGAGCTTTGCAACGGAACCTACAACAGATAACCAAGGTGGTGTTTTAGTTGAAGGTGCTTTGTACTTCAACAGCACATCAAACAAACTGTTTGTGTGGAATGGAACGACTTGGGCATCTGTTGTCGATGAGGCTGCCGTACAAGCTATTGTAGATGCTGAGATTGCAGCACTAGTTGATGGTGCTCCTGCTAACCTAGATACGCTTAATGAACTAGCAGCTGCTATTGGGGATGATCCTATCTTTAGCACAACTGTCACTAATGCGTTAGCAACTAAGTATGGGGCTGGTGATGATCCAACCTTTGGTGCCTTAATAGCTGACTCTGTACAACTATCAGGTGGTACAGGCGCTCAAGGAACCCTCACTTGGAACCCAACAGATCAAACACTTGACCTTGTGTCTGATGGTATTACATATCAAATTGGTCAAGAGATGGCTATCCGTGTTCGTAATGACACAGGTGCTACTATTCCAAACGGAACCCCTGTGTATGTAACAGGTGCCTTAGGTAATAAGATCACTGTGGCACCAGCATCTAATGTTAGCGATGCGTTATCTGAAACTACTATTGGTGTTACTACAGAGACTATCCTTGATAACGGGGATGGTATGGTAACAACAGGTGGTTTAGTTCGGGGGTTAGACACCCTTGGTCTAATTGAAGGTGCTGTATTGTACTTAGGTGCCGCAGGTACAGTTACAACTACTAAGCCTGTTTCCCCAGCGCATGTAGTCCTGCTTGGTTATGTGACAAGAGTTCATCAAACTCAAGGTGCGTTTCTTATAAATGTAATTGATCAGGCAGGTTTGACTGATTTACATGATGTCCTTATTAATACACCATTAAACCAACAAGCACTTATTTATGAGACCTCTACTGGTCTATGGAAGAACGTAACCCTTGACCTAGACTTAGTAACAGATGGTGGTGGTGTAACAACTAACGATGTCGAGGTTGCTAACTTTACAGCTACAGGTAATGCTGTTGTTGAGGGTGACTTGACTGTTTTAGGAACTACTACTACAGTTAGCTCTCAAAGTCTTTCTGTTGAAGATAACTTAATCTACCTTAACAACGCATCAGATTTTACTAACGTAGATCTGGGTTGGGTGGGTGGTTACAACGATGGGACTTATGCTCACGCTGGTCTGTTCAGGGATGCTACTGATGGTTACTTTAAAGTCTTCAAAGGCTACTTACCTGAACCCGATACATCAGCGGACATTAACACAGCAGACCCAAGCTTTACACTAGCTGACCTTGAAGCTGAGAACTTTAGAGGTGCTTTAGTAGGTAATGCAAGCTCTGCAACAACTGCTAATGTTCTTACTACAGCTAGGAATATTTCTTTAACAGGGAATGTTACTGGGTCTATTTCTTTTAATGGCAGTGCAGATGTCTCTATAACTACCATAGTTACTAACGACAGTCACACCCATAACACCCAGTACTACCCAAGAGCAGAAGCAGACACTACATTTGCCACTGTAACCCTAGACAATGTAGCCACTTTACCAGCTGGTGTAGTGACTCAGTTGAAGGGTGACAAGGGTCAGAAAGGTGAAGTTGGTGCTCAAGGTATTCAAGGCATTCAAGGAATACAGGGTGTCAATGGAACTAAAGGTCAAAAGGGTGAAGTGGGAACCGCAGGTACTACAGGTGCTACGGGTGCTACAGGTGCCACGGGTGCTGTTGGTGCTACAGGTGCCAAGGGTGATACTGGTGCACAAGGCCTAATAGGTAATACTGGTGCCACTGGTGCTACAGGAGCTAAGGGTGAGGTGGGCGCTAAAGGAAACCAAGGCGATCAAGGTATCCAAGGTATAACCGGAAACACTGGAGCCACGGGTGCCACTGGTGCTAAGGGCAGTACAGGTGCTCAAGGTGTTCAAGGTGTTCAAGGGCCGGTTGGAGCCACAGGTGCTACAGGAGCCAAGGGTAATACAGGTGCACAAGGCATCCAAGGTATTCAAGGGCCAATTGGTCTTACAGGTACTAAGGGTCAAAAGGGTGACACAGGTGCTACAGGTGCTACAGGCGCTACTGGTTCTAAAGGCCAGAAGGGTGAAGTAGGTGCTACAGGTTCTCAAGGTATCCAAGGCATCCAAGGTGTTACGGGCGCTAAGGGCAACACGGGTGCCACCGGGCCTACGGGTCTTACTGGTGCTCAAGGTATCCAAGGCCCAACAGGTAACACAGGTAACACTGGCGCCACAGGTGCTAAAGGCCAGAAGGGTGAAACAGGTAACACTGGTTCCACAGGTGCTACAGGTGCTAAAGGCCAGAAGGGTGAAGTGGGTGCTACGGGTGCTACAGGTGCTACTGGGTCTGTTGGTAATACTGGTGCTCAAGGTGCTAAGGGCCAGAAGGGTGAAGTGGGTAACACTGGTGCTACTGGTTCTATAGGTGCTACTGGGCCTATAGGTTCTAAAGGTCAAAAGGGCCAAACAGGTGCTACTGGTGCTACAGGTGCTACAGGTTCACAGGGTGCTCAAGGTATCCAAGGCCCAACAGGTAACACTGGTTCTCAAGGTATCAAAGGACAGAAGGGCCAAACAGGTAACACTGGTGCTACGGGTGCTACGGGTGGTACTGGTGCTAAAGGTCAAAAGGGTGAAGTGGGTGCTACGGGTGCCACAGGTGCTACAGGCCAGAAGGGTCAAACAGGTTCCACAGGTGCTACTGGGCCTACAGGTGCTACGGGTTCCACTGGTGCCACAGGTGCTAAAGGTCAGAAGGGTGAAACAGGTGCCACTGGCCCAGCTGGTTCTACTTCATACAATGCAGGTTTACTTGATGGTGTGGACTCTTCACAGTTCTTAAGGTCTGACACAACTGATTACCTCACTGGTTTAATGTATGTAAGAGGAGACATACGTAACGAGGATGCTTACAGAGATCACGGGGTGTATGGTCACTACAACGCATCTAAAACAAACCACATCTGGTCTATGGGTTCATCCTATCGAAACAACGCTGCAGGAACTAACTTCGGAAACCTCTACGGATTAGCATACAAGCACACCAATAATACTACTGGTGGCACGATGGCTGGTGGGCACCAAATGGTGTGGTGTGATAATGGAGTTGGTAAGGCAGCTATGGGTGTTAACATCTGGACAAGCGGTAATGTAACTGCTTACTCAGACAGACGAGTAAAGACTAACATTGTAAAAATACCTGATGCTCTCTCTAAGGTATGCCAGTTAAATGGTTATACTTTTGATAGAACAGATGTAGACTTTGATGAGTTTGGTGAACCTACAACGCCTATACGTCAGACTGGTGTTGTTGCTCAAGAAGTACTAGAGGTGTTACCTGAAGCAGTTATGGGTGATGAAGAAGGGCACTACAGTGTAGCTTATGGTAATATGGTTGGTTTGTTAATTGAGTCAATCAAAGAACTTAATGAGAAGGTAACTATGTTAGAGGCTAAACTAGGAGGTGATATGTGACAATAATAACCTCAGGTGCATTAAGCCTAGGTGATATCCATGTGGAAGCATCTGGATCTCCTTATGCCTATAGCTCTCTTTCATCCTTAAATGATGCAGATATCAGAGGGCTAACACCAGCCTCTGGTAAGTACATCAACCCTACCCTTGGGACTACAGTTTCATTCAGTGATTTTTATGGAGCGTCTAAGGGTGAAATACAGACTGTAACGGTAGGAACCTATTACGATGCGGGGGCTTATGTCCAATCAACATCTTGGGGCTTTGGCTTAACCTTTGGTGGTGGCTTTGGTTCAGTAAGTGACGGAACACTTGGTGTTACTGGAAATGCTACTCTAAGTCTTATGACTTGGAATAGTCTTCTCCCTTCTGTGCAGTTACAAGTGTTGGGGACAGTTCCTAACTCTGGGTGGACAACCATGACTATAGCTGGCACAGCGTTTACACGGGCTTCTGGTACTTTCTCTCAGAACACGACAACAACGCCATACACCACAGTCTGGAACTGGTCAGATCTTGATAACCCAATTGCTAATCCATACGGCACAACCGTTGGCGCAACTAAACAGGTGGTGTTCACATGAGCAGAGTATATACAACAAGGACTGACGGTGATGATAGTTACATCTGCTACTCCAAGGATAATAGGTACTTTGAGATACCTTCAGTAACAGATGAAGGGGAGGTACAAGACAAGCTAGATTCTGTTTTGGTATCAGCGGTATTGTCAAACTATAAGTTACAGCAGTGTCACGATGATGTGTACGTTAATAAAGATGTAGTAAGACAAGACTACACTTTGGAAACTGAAGAAGGTGCGTTGATACTTGAAGAGTTAAAGCAAGAGTTTCCTAGTTACGTTAACTATGAACGA